GTTCTAAATTATATGCTTCTGATAAATGCCTATCATCTATCATAAAAATAATATATTTTACTTTTCTTTTACGCATATCTTTTTTCCATTCTTCCCAAAAATAAGTTTGACCACCAACATCAGCAGTTTTAATAGTCCTAGAATCTTTATCTATTTTTACAACTTTTCTTGTCGCTCTTTTCAACCCTACCGTTCTATCTTTAATGACTGGCACTTCTCCCCTAGTTCTTAGTTGACTATGTAATGTAGTTTTACCTACTTTACTAGCCCCATATACTCCAAAGTTTAGAGCATGAATTCTTCTATAAAATGCCGCCGCCGCCTCTGCTGTTATAATTGCAAAACCTGTAAGTAATGTCGCCACATTAAACCCACCTAGAATATATCATTAAAACTGTTAATCGTCATTCTAATTAAATCGAAACCAAAGTGACCTAAAATATTACCTATTATAAAACAAGAAACACCAGCAATTGTTCCCCAAATCCATGCTCTTAATTTTAAAAAGAAAACATCTGCTGAATGCGCTCTTGATAAATCATAAGCCAAAGACTGTTCATCTACTCCTAAGAGTCTATCTAACAAAGGTAATCACCTTCACTCTAATGCCTTTAGGAAGGATTCGTTTACCTCATCATAAGATGGCTGTGGAGAATAATAATTCATATTCCTTTGAGCCATTGAATCTTTGATTTTCTTTCTCTGTGCTTCATCTCTTGATTTCTTTTCCCAATAAAGGTCAATCTTTCTATTCAGTAACCACATTTCAAATCGTTCATTTACTACCATATCAAATAATGATTTTTGTAACATTATAACTCCAACCGTAATTAGGCTGAATAATACTGCATGTGTAAAAGCAGTAAATGGTAATTCAGCACCATAAACTGAATAGAAATAAACATTCATTCCAGCCATTGCGCCTACATACATTATTGTCATTATTAGTCTTGTATCTTTATCTATTGCCGCCATCTATAACCCTCAATTAAACTCAACTGTGAAAGCCGCACCACTAGAACCAGTTAAATAAGTTATATCTGCATAAAGACCCACTTTAAATAGAACACCATGTAAATCTGATTCTGCATATCTCGCATCTCCACTAGCCGCTTTTTCAAGTGCTAATACACCTACAAGATTTTCTGCCGCAATATCACCTGAATCATCAACATCATAAAGTTCTATTGTTGCAGATGCCGCTCCAGCAACAACTCCATGAATACTGATAACTTTACCTTGTCCTTTTATAATTTGTGTGTCGGCAGTTAGTCTACCACTACTTCTACATCCACCTATTCCAGTCATGCTTTTCTTCCTCGTTAAAGGGTGCTAATTACTCAAAGGGTATAAAATTACTCATCAGAACTTTCTTCTTCTGCTGGTTCTTCTACCTTCTTTTCTTCAACAATTTTAGGTTTTGTTAGAGTGGTTTTAACTTTAGATGCTACGGATTTTCTAGGTAGTAATGTAGTTTTTACTGATTTTACATCACAATTTAGTTTCTCTCCCATTTCTACCAATAGTTCTTCGGGTAAATCTTTGAAGTCTTCATCGGTGAATTGTACCAAAAAGTTAGGTTCTTTCATATACATAACACCAATTTGTGTACTTACTTCTTGTGCTGGTTCACCCGCTACAAAGGTTATACCTTGAAAGACAAAAGAACTTATAGCCTCTCTTTCATCTTGTTCCTCTTTAGGAAGTAATGATACTTTAGCCAAAGGTATCACCTTAGATTAAACCATATACTCTTACTCTTACTGCACAAGTTGGGTCGCCATCATCTGCCACTGTTGCATTAGTACCATCTAAACTTGTAAAGATAAGAGCAATCGAAGTTGCTGATTCATAAGCCCCTGCCGCAGTTGTTTCAATTCCAGCAAGTCTAGTGTTTCCACCTTCTGAACCTGTAATACAAGCCGCAGATATTGTTGTTAAACCGAACTCACTAGCGGGGATTACAGCCCCCGCCGCTACATGGGATGTTACATCTATTACCGCATCAACAAAGTATTCATCTCCTGAAACTCTAGGAGCAGTTGCGCCTTTGTGGTCTGCTAATATTGTTACTGTAAACGCTAAAGCCAATCAAATCACCTCATTTTAGGTTGGTGATTTTTCCTTGTCCTCTAAAGAAAGTACAACCAGTTTCACCCATTGTTCTGTAAAGTCCTCTGTTTCCAAGTACACCAACACCGAATGGGTTTCCATGATTGATACCATCTTCGAAGTATTGGGTTGGCTTCATAGTTGCAAACCATAAGTGGTTAGTATCTAATAATAACATATCAGATAAACCGCTTGATGCTGAACCAGTCTTAGGCATATCCTTACAAGGAATTAGTGGGATGTCGTAGTATGTTGCTACTCTGAATCCGACTTCTTGACCTTTTACACCTTTTACACCATTATGTGTAGGTATGATTTCTTTAGCATCCATGAATCTTTCTTGGCTTTGTAGCAAGTCAGATAATGCTTGGATTGTATCATATCCTGTTAAGATAACATTTGGAGTTCCACCGTTCAATCGTAGGTTTTGGATAACATCATTGATTATACTTAATGTTAAAACTCTACCTGCTGTTGCATATGATGAACCGTAGTTAACTACTGAATCCATGAATGATGCTCCACTTGCTCTTGATGTGTTACCATAAAGAGTTGTTACATCAGCATCTAAATCAGCAATAGCAGATGAAACACTTGAAAGTCTATCAAGTTCACCACCGCTGTCTGATAATTCATCATTACTACTAACAATCTTCAATAGAGAAGTATAGTTTTCACGAATTCTTCCGCTTGAAGTATCTGCTCCAAGTGTATCATAGTTTTCAAGAGGCATTACTAGCATAACTGATTGAGATTCTGCATGGAATTTACCCATATCTTCACGAATAAGTTTTCTAATATCTCCAACACCGTCATCAATCTTTGCCATTTCTGCCGCTAATTCACTGTAGTCAAACATGTGAGCAACAATTTTTGGATTCATGTATAGAGTTGTATATTCAGGAGCCAATGCTTTCAGTTGTGTACTGTCTAATGCTTCATTTTCTCCAACACCACCAATTAAGTCACCATCAGGACTTGCCGCACCTTGAGCGCCAGTTCCAGTTGTAGCACCAACGGAGAATGCCGCCGCTGAACCACCTTGAGGTCTGTTAGTCATTACTCTCCATCCACTTGATGTGTATGGTCTTTTAGGTAGAATTGATAATGGGTTGATTTCTTGGTTAATCATTGACCAAACTTTTTGCCCATATACTATGTTGTAAAGTGCAGTTAAGTTATTACCTGCTGTACCGTTTAATGTTAATGCTGTGTCACTAGAACCAGTAAATCCACTGTTAATAGAACCAACAATACCAGCACTTTTCAACAATCCATTCCCAGTACCACCTATGTTACCATAAGTAGCCGCTTCTAAATCTCTTATTGTGTTTATGTATTTTGTCATTTTATTCACTTCCTTTAAATTTGGCCCTCCAGCCTTTCAACTAGAGCATTTATATCGCTCCAATCCATTTTAGCGATTTCATCACCTGATGGAATATTAAGTTCTGCAACTACTTCTTCTTGTTTCCTAATTACAGTTTCTTTTTCTTCTTTTAATGATTTTAAAAGGGAACTAAATTGTTCTTTTAATTCTGCTACTTCTGCTTTAGCATCATAACTAGCCTTTTCAATTTCTTCAGTCTTTGCTACCATTTCAGCATCGAATCTTGTTTGGAACTGATTTTTAACTGCTTCATAAGCCGCTTTTTCCAATTGTTCTGCTTTAAATTCTGCATAAGCCTTTTCTAAGTTTTCAGGGGATAAATCTAATGTAGATTGGTCATCGAACTTAGCCATGTAGTTACCGTCTAATTGAGGATGAGGGTCATCCACATATTCTCCAGCGTTTCCAGCATCTATATGCCCTGTAGCCAAATCAGGTCTTGATTTTGCTTCCATGTCATCATCAGCCTTTTCTGAATGCATTCCTTTTTCATCCATAGCCTTTTCTTCCATGTCTTCTTTATCGTGCATCATTCCATGCCCTTTATCTTCCATGTCCTCTTTACCGTACATGGTTTTCTCTTCATCTTCTGTGTCCATATATTCTTCTTTCTCTAAGTTTGACATATCTGTTGCCTCCTTCGTTGAATCAGCGTTTTTCACTATGTTCTTTATATGCTTTTCTGTGGATTTGTTTAAATCGGCCATTTCTACGTCATCATCGTCCATCCCCATTGGCATATCCATTCCACTCATTTTGTCTTTTGTTTCGGAGTTATGTTCTTCTACCATTTCATTTAATTCCTTTCTAGTAAAAACTTGTTCTTCTACCAATCTTCTTAATGTGCTATTATTAGGGTCTAATTTTCCTCTAGTAGTAAATATATCTTTTTTAGCAGTATCTTGAACATCCTTTAAACTACTCTTTCCTTGTTTATAATCCATTAAAACTTCTAAGAATTCCATTTTAGATATATTATTAATTCTATCTAAAGTATTATTTAACTCGTTTAGCGCTTTTTCTATATCATTCATTTTTGTTTCACCTTTTTCCATTTTTAAAATATCAAACTTTGCTTCTGGATTAATTCCTTTTTCGCAAATTGTAACTTCATGGAGTTCTAATTTAGAGATTTCATTGTATTCTCCATATTCTTTATGATTTTTCTTTCTCTTTTCTAAGGCTTGTCCGCCTATACTAAAAGAACGAAGACTACCGTTTCTTATTTCTCGGCCAACTTCTTTTGCTTTTTCAATGTCCTCTCTCATTTTAATAACTACAAAAAATCCAACATCATCAACATCTGTTTTCCATAGTTTACCATTTTTATCCCTATATTGAGGAATAACCTCTCCTACCTGAACATTAGAATGATTAGTCATTACATTTCTAAATTTAGTAATTTTCATATATTTACCAACGGCTTCCTTTAAAGCCCCTAAAGTAATCAAATCATTTTGTTTATCTACCATTTCTATTGAAGCATATCCTCCAATTACTAAATCATTAGATTTTAAAATACTAAAAGAATCATGTCTGGTAGGACTAACTGTTTTCAAAATAGCGGTTGCACTCATTGTTTAGCGCTTTTCTGAATGAACTATATTAATTATTCCTTCAAAACTAGTTTGGATTTCTTATCTTCTCTAATATCCCAAATGCCATCATCTGTCTCAGGATTGACTGGTTCTGTTTCAACTCCAGTCCAAGCGAGCCACATATCTTTACCCTTAACAGGAATGACTCTTACATGGAATTTAGTTTCAAATTTATTTCCTTCTAAGAAATATTCATGATAACCATGTCTTTGTACTCCTAACTTTACTGTACCAGAATCAATAAGTTTTCCTTTTCTGAATTTATTTTCTACTTGTGCGGGAAACTTTCCAGATTTACCGAATAAACTAAAAATGTCATCTTCTTCCTCTATATCTATTTCCCAACCAATAAGTTCTTCATCTAATTTAAACATAATAGATAAATTATTATTGTCTTTACGATAGACTTTAAACTCTCCCTCTCTATATTTTTTAGGAGTCTCATATTTTTCTATCATATCAAATTTAGCATGGAACATATCATTTTCTTTATCATGAGTAATATTTTCTTGTTGTTTTAGCCAATCTTTTAATTTTTTAGTTTTACCACCAAATAAATTATTAAATTCTTTTAGATATTTTTCAGAAACAAATTCCTCTACTTTTCCATAGGGTTTACCATCTCTATCTTCCATTAAGAAATTTTTAATTGCTACTCTAAGTTTAGACTTTTGAGTTTTTAACATATCTTCTATTTGTTCTTTCCATATGTCAATATCTAACATTGCATTCTTAGCCATTAAATTATTTTCTTCAAAACCATAAAAAGTAAATCCATCCAAATCAGATTTAAAGATAAGAGTGGCTTCACCATGTATAGTATCTGTAATTGAATATCCCTTTTCTAACGCTTTAATATCATAATTTAGAGATTTCTTAGTATCTTGTGATAAAAAATCTAAAGTAATTAATTTTTCTGGAAGTTCAACTTCAGGTATTTCTATTACTTTAGCGGATAATACTTTATACCCACCTTCTTTATCTTTTTTAACTTCATCAATTTTGACTCTAATAATTTTACCAACATCAACATCTATTTTTGTATTCAATGATTTACCGACATCTAAGTATTTTCTATCATCTATTTCTTTAAAATTTTTAAAATCATCTTCATCGGTTAAAGGTCCAGCGCCCAAAGTATAACTAAATAAATTAGATTTAGTAGTTTTCTTATCTAATACCATTAAATCTAAATCAACAAATTTTTTCCATTTAACCCATTTAGGGTTTTTCTTAGTTCCTATAAAATAAGTAGAAGTTATATCTTTTATTACGACCCCTTCAGCAGTGGGTATTTTCATAATTTCCTCTGAATATTCCTCAACTTCTTTTATAGAATCAGCGTATCGAGTATCTTTTTTAGAAGGAAATGCCAACATCTCGTCTGAATGAGGTGAATAGTTATTGAATAATGTTGTAAGTCTTTCTGACAATTCAGTATCTAGTAATTCATCACCTTCATGTCTCATAATATCGAAAACATGCGCTCTTAATATCGTATCTGATTTCTTATTCTTAAAAATTCTAGCAACAACCTCTGCTCTATGTAGTGGTTCTTCGCCATCAAATAACATTAGTTCGCCATCTAAAATACAGTCACCAAAATGTTTTGCCTTCATTACTTTAACTTGAGCAGGGCATTTATCTGTAATATCTTTACCATTAAAAGAAAATATTTTTACCCTATTATCTATCTTATGAATTTGTATTCTCATCCCGTCATATTTTTCTTGGACTACCCATTTACCAGTGAATCCTATTAGTTCTTCTAAATCATTTATTTCAAAAATTCTATACATTGGTTTGTTAGGAACTAAGAAATGAGATTCTGATTTTTCTGCCTTTTTAAAACTAACAAGATTATCCCAAGTAGATTTACTGTGATGAGCAATATAAATTTTTTCTAATAAGTTTTCAGCCGCTTTAAATTTACCTTCTATTCTTTTAGTATCTTTACCGTCACCATAATGTTCTACAATAAAATCAACTACATCTTTCGGTGCTAAATTTAATCCTCTATAACCCTCAGTGATAGTATCAGGTTCCAAATCATTCTTTTCCCACGCTTCTTTACTAAATGATTTGTCATGATTCCTAATGGCCCAATGAATAAACTTGGCTAACAATACTTCACTTTCCATTAGTTTATCTAATACTTCATCCCCATATTTATTGGCAAATGGGTCTTTAACTAATTCAGAAGAGTATCTTAATTCTTTTATTTCTTCATATATTTTTCTAGCATCATCACTCTCTACGTCTTCTGCCTCATTAGAAAATAATTCTTTTTCTGTTATAGCCCCTTTAATTGCTTGCGAAAAATCATCTATGTCATCCCATTGTTTTCTAAGTGTTTTAATTTCACTTACCCATTTTTTACCATAGGTTTTCTTATCCGATAAAGCGGATAAGTATGACATTCTCATTTTTTCAAAAAATTGAATTACCCTTACTGTTAAAGAATCTTTATCTTTTTGAAGTAAGAGAGGCACACGTAATCACCTACTTTTTCTTATTAGCACCAGCGTAAACTCTTTCTCCAGCCTTTACATCTTGTCCCTTTGTTTCTTCAGAAAGATGCCCAACACCTAATTCTTTAGGTTTAGCCTTTTCACCTTTAGTTCGTTTTACTTTCATTTCTTCGCCAATGACGAATTTTTTTAGTTCTTCCATGTATTCTTGTGTGTATCTACTCATTTTATTCACCTATCGTGTAATTACTATTTTACCATAATCAGGTCGATTATTAACTTTATATCCTTCTTTCTCATATATTTCTGCTATTGTATTAAAAACAAGTTTTTGATTACCACCTAATTCTTGAATAGTCGCTTGATTGATTTCAAAAATATTACCTCTCATACCAGTGCGACTACTAAGGAGAACCTCCAAATTTACAGGTGATTGTGGTGGTAAATTACGAGTATATTCTGTAAAGGCAGGTTCTATCTTATTCTTTTCAAAATCAATAATTTTTTGTTTGCCCCCCGTATCTCTTTCTTCTACAACCGACATTGGCATAGGTGCTTTCAAAACTTCTTCCCAACTCATTTTAATTACCACCTAATCTGTCTACTAAATTGTTTATATCATCCCAACTCATCTTAGCAATTGTATCTGAATCTGGAACATCTGAATGTGTTTTCATTGCTGGAACTGGTGTATTAGTTGTAACCATTCCTGATTTCATTAACAAATTATCATTATTATAAACTGTCTTTTCTATCTCTTTTACTCTACTTACTAATTCTTTTAGTAAGTCCATCATTTCATTATTTTCCTCTGTCATTTTTCATCATCCCTTAAACTACCAGCACTCTTTGGATATACTATTTTTCTCACCTGTCGATACAGTTGTTCATACTGCTTACGGAGTTTGCTCGCAGTAGCGACCATATCAACGTTTTGCTCATTAATAGATTTCATTCGCTTTTTCATCTTATTATCATCTTTAATCAAATCAAGTTCTTCTAACATACCAATTAAATCGCCTAACTGTGTAAAGTCTTGGCCGAAATACTCTGTAGGTTCTGCCGCTTGAAGTGTTTTCTTTAACTTCTTTTTCATTTTAGAATCTAAAGCATTAAGAATTTTATTTTCTTCTTTTAGTATATCTTCCCATGTCATGCCATTTCCTCTCCATCTTCAGTAATTATCATCTCATCTCCATCTTCATCATCATAAGTAATAGACCACATGTAACCACCGTATTCAATCTCTTTACCAAAGCCTTCAAGACCATCTTCTGCTTCATCCATTAATTTTTCAGCCATTTTTATAGCCCCTTCTTTGGTGTCCATAATTTCTTCTTCGATGTTCATCGGTGGATAAGGTCTACCACTTTTAGTATAGAATGTTAGTAATATGTTAAATTTTTGTATTTTAATTTCCCGTTTCAATATATCTTTCCAAGTCATTTACTCATCCTCCACTTGTTCTTCTAATTCAGTTTTATCTGTAGATACTATAATTTTATCGCCAAAAGTATTCCTAAAATTACTAAGAAATTCATTATCATCAAATCCCTCTAATGGCTCTGTAAAATCAAAAATACCAGTGGGCAATATTCCATCTAATCTTTCAGCCGCTTTAAGGTATCTAACATTATCAAATTCTTGATTTAAATAATTTTTAATATTTGTTTTTTCTTCTTCCCAATCTAAATTACTATTTGCTAGTGTTACTCTTACAGGTATTCTCTGTAATTGTAATAAAGCCATCAATTCACCTTCTTGTAGTTCTCTTACTAAAGCCCTATAATCATTCAAAAACTTTTTTCTATTTTCTTTTGAGCGCTCTAACACAACTCCCCTTTTTTGCTCAATAGCGTATAATAGAGCATCTAATAAAGTTACACTAGGTCTTGAACCGTCTAATCTAGGATATTTCTTTTTAGCAGTTAATGTATTATGTATTTCTTCTTTTAAATTGTTTACTTTCATATTATTTTTAGAAAACAATTTAACCTCAGAATCATTTGTATAAAGTTTATCCTCGGCATTTACACCCACTTGTTCATAGTTAGAATCTAACCAATTCTTCTGAAATGATTTGAAATCCTTACTTCTTTCTTCTCTGTATTCTTCAAATGGCTTAGTTTTTTGTGATAATCTTTCTAATCCAAATTTTTCTCTTTTTAGTTTTTCGAATTCACTTTTAATTTCCTTTTCAAAATCATCTCTAATTAATTTATTTAAGGAACTCTTTTGGCTACTATTAGCCTCTTTAACATTTAAAGGTTTAAAATAATAACTAGGTTTAGCGGCCTCTTCTAACTTTTCTATCGCTTTATTGTTTGGAATCAACGCTAATAATGGGTCTTCTACCTCAGATTCATAAACTAATTTACCTTCAAAATCTACCATGTCTACTTTTGTTAATAAGCCACTTAATTTTTGTAAATCCTTTAAGTCTTTATCTAATTCTTTATCAACCTCTACTACTTTTTCTTTAGATGCGGAACGCTCCGCTTCAAACATGCCAACATCTCTTGGTGTTTTTTCTTGTAGTCTTTTATCTTCTATAGATATTAATTGATTTAAGCCAGCAATTATTTTTTTTAAATCTCCATATTTAGAAGCATCCCACTTAGTTTCTTTTTCTAATAAATTTCTAAAATTAATAAGATTCTGTTCTCTTGATTCTTCTTCGTAACCATCATTCTCTCTAACAGTTTCTAATAAAAAAGGAGGATTATCTTTATTCATCCATCTTCCTACTTTAGTTCTTTTACTAGCACCTGCTAATTTTTTAAAAGCCGTTAATGTTTCTTTACTAAAAACTTCTGAATCTCCAGAATCTAATATAGCATCTACAAAGGTTTTACCAGTGGCTTTGAGGATAGTAGGATAATACTCATGTAATAAAATTTCAAACATATCTAAAGGATTATTCGTTTTACGAAGATGAGCCTTTAACAATGTTGTCATTTAAATCACTTAAAAAAATGGTATATTTTCTTTCTTTTGTCTTTTTCTTTTAGGTAAATGAATTACGTTAGGTACACCATTAGTTTTAGGTTCAGGTCTATCCTTTTCCTTTTTTAATTGCATAGGCATATAATTAGGCTTAGGCGCTTTAAGTTTTTCTTGTTGTGCTAAAATTCTTTCAGCCCTAACTAATTCTTTTCTCATTTTTATTGTATCTTCTCTTGTTGTCATGTTTATTCCTCTGTTATTTCGACTCCGAATTTTCCCCTAGAACGAATTAATAAATCCATTAAATCTTCTTTGGTCATTGACCTTATTTGTGAGTTTAACATTCTTCGTAAATCTCCAATAGTTTTATCTGCCAATTGTTGTTCATAATCGGGCATTGGTTTATCTTTCCTTGCTTCAAGTTTAGGGTCATCCATTGCCCCTACCATTGGTACTCC